ACGCTGGCATACGTCGATTTTGCGGAGCCTGGCGGCATCAGCACCATCATGCGGCCATGGCGACGGCGGCTGATCTCGTCGAGCTTGCTCAGCAATAGCCGGTGATGCAGCGCCTGCCGGGTTTCAATCGGCAGGAAAAATTCGGCGTCAGGATCATCGGCGGCAATTTTCCCCGGCACATCAATAGCCTGCGCGTAATCGAGGATGTCATCTCGCGCCCTACGGCGGATCAGCAGTTCCTGCGCGGCCTGCTGCGGCGATAGTTGCAAGTTCATCATCCGTTAACTCGTGCGCCTTTTGTAGCTGGATCGGGCCGCCATCCTTGCCGGTTAGCTCAATGCGTGCAGGCTCGTTGAATCCGTGCATTGCGTTCAGTTCCCGCACTGCAGCGACCTTCTCGGCCGCTTTCGACGCTTGCGATGCTGCAATGCTGCCGAGCACCTTGACGCTCATTTCCCGCGTCCACAGTTGCTTTTTTGCCAGAGATGCCTTTAGATCATCAATCCTTGCTTGAACCTTGTTGTTTGCCGCGATGCATGATGCGCGCTCCCAGATTGTCTTCTCCTGCATCTTTGATGAGCTGTAAGCGCCACGGTAGGCATCGCTTTGCGACTTGCCGTTTGCTATGGCCTGGGCGAAGGCCTCTTGTCTTGCGGTCAACATGGCTGGATTTCGTCGAATTCTCGGCCATCGGCCTCAAGCGTGGCTTTCTTTCCAGTGAAATCCTGCCAGCGCTTGACGATGACATCGCAGTATCTGGGGTCAAGTTCCATCAACCGAGCGACACGACCGTTTTTCTCGGCAGCGATCATGGTGGTACCAGAGCCGCCGAAGCTGTCGAGCACCAAATCGCCGCCCTTTGTGTTGTTGAGCATCAGATATTCAAAGAGGGCAGCAGGCTTCATCGTCGGATGCTCACCGTTTCGAGTAGGCCGGTCGAAATCCAGGATCGTCGTTTGCTTGCGATCAGAAGCCCAAAGGTGCCCAGCACCTTCCTTCCACCCATACAAGCACGGCTCATGCTGCGATTGATAATCCTGGCGCCCCATGACAAGCGAGTTCTTCCGCCAGATAAGGCATTGACGAACTTGCCACCCGGCGTCTTTGGCCGCCCCACGGAAATTGAATCCCTCAAGGTCTGCGTGCCAGATATAGAACACCGCACCTGGCTTCATCACCGCATCCGCAGCGCTGTAAGAATCTCGCAAGAACTGACGAAACTGCTCGTCGGACATCGAGTCATTCTGAATCTTGAGCGATTCTTTTGTTCCGCCCTCATAAGCCACGTTATAAGGAGGGTCGGTCAGCCACATATCGACGAGTTGTCCTTGCGTGAGCGACTGTAGTGCGTCAATGATCGTACTGTCTCCACACATCACACGGTGCTTGCCGCATAGCCATGTGTCTCCTGGCTTGCTGACTGTGAGCGTCTGAACGTCTGGCGCAGCATCTTCGTCTGTCAGGCCTTCGGCCGTCGACGAATCTTCAAAAAGCGCATTCATCTCGTCCGCATTAAACCCTGTCAAGTCGAGATCGAATCCTTCATCGCGCAGATCTCCCATCTCCAGCGCCAGCATCGCGTCATCCCATCCGGCGTCCAGCGCAAGGCGGTTGTCGGCGATCACATAGGCGCGCTTTTGCGTCGGCGACAGATGCGCCAGTTCGATCACCGGCACATCGGACAGGCCGAGCTTGCGTGCGGCGGCCAGACGACCGTGGCCCGCAATGATGCCCTTGTCGCCATCGACCAGGATCGGATTCGTCCAGCCAAACTCCCGGATGCTGGCCGCAATCTGCGCGACCTGTGCATCGCTGTGCGCGCGCGCATTGCGAGCGTATGGAATCAGCGCATCAACGCTGACGTGTTGAATGTTTAAGGGTCGGCCTGCCATAGTTGTTTGAGATTGCTTCGCGCCTATGTCCATCTGGCCGGCAAGGAGGGCGCCGGAGGCTCACATCGCGGGGCTGCGGCGGGTTTTCGGCCCACCCTGCCGCTGGGGCATTCGCGCCAGTCAGACATGAAAAAACCGCCTCGGTGGGCGGCTTGAATGTCGCAGAGACAGTTTGTCTCATAGCGATTTACAGCTATTTTGCGGCATTCGTGCCGCATCGTCAAGGTGGGTATGCTGCTATCCAGTGCCGCACGCAAGCGCCTGGAGGCATGATGCACAACCCAGCGCGCCCGGCGCTGTTGGGCAGACTGGCAACAAAGGAACGCACCATGAACGCATCACGCACCTTGAATCAAACCATCGTCGAACTGCTGCGCCAGGATGAAGGCTTGGCCGAAGAACTGCTAAATGCGGCCATCGACGAAGCCGACGAACCTGGAGGCCGCCAGGCCTTGTTAGTCGCCCTGCGCAGCATTGCCGAAGCCAAGGGCATGCGCGCCATTGCCGAGGAAACCGGGCTTTCGCGTGAAACAACGGAAACCAGCGCCGTCGCGCTATCCTTCCCGGCCCTGAACGGCGAGGTTTGACGCGCAACAGATCAACCCAGCCGCCTGCAGCCGATCTTCAATCTCGCGCCACGCCTGCTCCTGCATCGGCAGAATCCATTTTTTGATGTTCGCGTTCAGGCGTCCGACTGTGTCCCGGCTCACGTCGCATTTGTCCGCTGTCGCACGCACGCTGACGCTTCCGCCCAGCGCTCGCCGGATGGCATCGCGCCGCGCCCGGTAGTTGCTCAGACCGCTGACGCATTGCGCGGACTCATCGACCAACCAGTGCAGCGCGGCATCGAATGCCGGATGAGGTATGGTGGCTTTTTGGTCGAGCCGACTGCTCATCTTCGGCGGACACGTCTGGATGATCAGTGCGCTCGCTGCCGTATCGCCCATGCGGAACAAGTGCTTCCAGACATTCGCCGCTTCCGCAGTGATCTCTTCCATACCATGCAGCGCGCTGCGGAACGTGCTGCGCCTGGCGACTTCGTCCAGGTCGTCCATCGTCGGAGAATTGCGGTCTGCGCGCTCGTTTCTCGGATCGTATTGATCCTGCCAGCTAGAGTGCCCGGGTCGGTCATGCGGCGCAAAACAGCAGATCAGGGCGTGGTGGGCATTGCGGTACGTCATTGATCTTCACCCAGCGCTTCATTAGCCAGTCTGACAAGATACGAAAATTCGGCAGTGTCGCCCCCGATCTCCATTTCCTCGGCTTCCACCAGATTGGCATACATGGGGTGATTTTTGATGCGATCTCTGATTTCTTGGAGTGCTGAACGCAACGCGGACTCCACTAACGATTGTTCACTCATTCGAGCCCCCTGAATTCCGGATGTTCCGTGCATCGATGCAGCCGCAGCGCCAGCGGCCCGATTGGTTTCGTGCTGGGCCGCTGCGCCTCTCGGCCTGTCCACTTTGGGTGGTCGCACCAAGCGACGCCGTTGAACGGGTTCCACTCGCGCCACGGGCAACCGGCGCAGGATTGCGTTTCCAGTCGCTCGACAGCTTCGGAGGTGGGATCGCGGTACATCATGTCATTGGCCCACCGAGCGCGATCCACGCCGCAGCTGCGGCAAGAGGGACTTGTCCGTTACCGAGAGCTTTGACGGCACCAGGAACCATGTCATCGGCCAGCCCATATACCAGGCGGCCCACGTCGGGTTCAACTTCAAACCACGCCTTGATTCGGGAATCAGATCCTTCCCTAGTTGCCAAGTCAGCGGAAGGTCCGAGGTCGGCGCCCGCTTTCGCGGCTGTGATCCAGCAACCGTCCGAGCACCCCTGGCGCAAAGTGTCGGCATCATCCTGCGTTTGAGCGCTGTGATAATCCCGTCGCCACTTGTCGGGGACGCGCCCTTGCGGTTGTAGTTGCCGCAGACCGTCAGAGTTGGCAGCAAGTAACCACCATCGATCGCGCTGGTGAGGGGCGCCAATATCAGACGCTCCAAGGATTCCGTCGCGCCAGGCGTATCCGCGCGCCACGAGATCGGCAATAACGACGTGACGCCCTCGCGTCCGGATTTTTGGGCTGTTTTCAAGCCAGACAAATCGAGGTTGAATAGCGTCAACTGCTCGGATAACTTCGCGATAGAGTCCGCTTTTCTCTCCCGATATTCCTGCGCCCTTTCCTGCAACTGAAATATCCTGGCAAGGGAAGCCCGCTGCGATGCAATCCACGCGCCCCGCGTATTCGGATGGATCAAACAGCCTGATGTCTCCTTCCCACACATGCATGCCGGGGAACCATCCTTCTGCCGTTCGCTTGCGCAAAACGCTGCAAGCGTTAGCGTCCCATTCGACGGCGACAACTGGAGTATGTCCAAGGATGATGTCGGCAAGCAATCCGCCTCCAGCCCCGGCAAACAAATGGCACGTTCTGAGCATGGTTCGCATGTCAAGCCTGCTCTCCAAATCGCGCAATGAGGGCCGCATCCGCAAACGCCTGCCCTTCGCCCTTTTTGCGCAGCGCATCCCATCCTGGCCACATCTGCACCGCCCGGCTGCGCGCCGCGTCCTTGTCCTTGCCGATCAGCCCGGCGTACTTTTTCCAGGCCTGCGGAGTGACGAGCGTCATCGGGATGTGCAGCGCGGCAAGCAGTCCATCAACAGCCCCGCAGGCGTGCCCGAACGTGAACATGGACGCGACTCCCTGCCCAGGCATCGCATGCACGCTCTCAACGTAAGCGTGGCCGACGTCGTAATTCGCCAGGAAGCTGCGGAGCGCAGCGCAATCCACGCGCGACGATTTGCCCACCTTGAGCGTCGGCATCCGCATCCATTCAATGGGGTAGGGCACGCTGCGCGATTGCAGAACCACGATAGCGCCGCTGATGCCGGGATCGATTCCGATAATGTTCAAGCTGCCTCCACGGTCAGTACCATGTGCAGCGATGTCCACCGAATTGATACGTTTTCCCGTGAACTTGCGCTGCGCTTGCTCATGCCACGACCCCTCCGTTGTCACGCCAGGTCTTGACGTTCCAGTCCCTGGCACGCTGCGCGGCGCCGTTGAACCACTTTCGGGCTTCGTCGCGCGTGCAAGGTGCCATGCTGG